GATACTGTGCCACTGGGTTTAACACAGGTAATCGCTGCACTTTCTGGTACTCCAAAGATTGCTGCCCACTCTTTGTTTGTTTCAACTGCGACTTGTCTAAGTTTTTCGAGGGTTTTGTCGAGGCCATGTTTCTTTCCACTTGTTAATTCGTTATCCATTATACCTGTAAGGCTAACACCAAGTAGTCTTTCCTCTTCTGTGTTGTCTCTCCATACCTTACGTAGATAAGGGAACTTAGTCAGCGTAGATTGTGCTGTACCAAGTATAGTGGCTAACATTACTTTTCTTTTTAAGTCATCAAACTTATCTTTCTCTCGTATCACCACTTCAGTTAAATTACAAAATTGATAGGGTCTAAGTATTATTTCGCTGCAAGGATTAGTGCCAAACTCATGGTCAGGGTTTCTTCTACCAAACTTCTTTGCTTGTTCTTTTGCTGATATCCTGTTAAATATACCACGTTCTCCTGACTTAGACTCCACAAGAGATGTCCACTCCCTCAGGAATGTCTCTCCATCAGGCTTATCAGTGTAACACACAGAGTTGTTAGCTAAAGCCATTTGTGGTGCTGTCTCCCACCACTTACCACTCTTTGCGTGTCTCATGCGTCCATCTGATAGGTTAGACAAACTTATCATAGCTGAACGTCTTACACCACCTGACACTACAACTTCCCCAACTTTACACATTAGATTGTGGCAATCGTAGCTTGATAGCTTACGTCCTGCGTTGTGTTTAAATACACTCACAGTAAAATTAAAAAGATCAACTAAAGGTGCAGGGCCACTGGCTCTACCACCAAATATCTTTAATCGTGAACCTGCAGGTCTGACTGCTGACACATCCCACGTTGGTACTTCACCCATATACAGATGCCCTATAAGTTTACGGAAAGCTTTTGCCCAACCCTCTTTGCTGTCCTGGACTTTTATTACTGTATCAACAGACTCTAATATCTCAGGTATGTCAGGTAGTTTACTTACGTATTGTCGCTCCACAGAGAACCCAACACCAGTGCCACACAATAATATGTACATGGCTTCATCAAAAGACTTAGGGTCATCAACAGGAAGATAGCTGCAGTTATACCCTGCAGTGTTGTCTCTCTCAAGGGCAAGACCTGCTGTCATTAACGCTCTCATAGATGGCATAACTTCTAATTTAGTTATAGCGTCTTTTAATTGTGTTATAGGTAGATTACCTTTTACTTTCACAGAAATAAAATCAACATACCTACTAACTGTTTCTTCCCACGTTTCTCTTCTGTTTTCGTTTGGCAACCATCTTGCGTACCGTGAAATAGCTATAAACTTCTGATAATCATTCATTTTTTTATTACCTTTATATTATTAACTTCAATATCATCCATATCGTAGAGTATGTCTTTTATAACATCTTTAACCATATTTTCCGTTTCTTTACGTCTTAACGATTCATCACAAGTAACAGGCACAAGACTAGACTCTTCATCTATCTCAACTTCAATTAGAATCTTTAGTTTCATTTAATTCCTCTTTAAGTTTGTCTATCATTCTTTGTATGTACCACTTGGCCTTTTCTAAATCTTCAATAGGCTTACCCTTATAGTGCCATCTCCAAATGTATTTAAAAGAAGCTAACCAACAATATGATACGAAAGATGACACATTTGCACCTTCCGACATAGCGTTCATAGCATCAATGCACTCTATACGTCCTGTTGTATAGTGTGGTGGATTATTTACTTGGTCTACTTCCACTTGCTCAGTATGCCTAGTTGTATCTTTTTCTTCTTTTCTGTCAACCATTTTTTAGGTATCTCCCTCTCTGTCCATTTGAATCCATACTTGTCACACCAATCACAATATCTAGTAGTAGAACCTTTATTTATTGGATTGTTAGCGTTTTGAAATAAGAACCTTATATCTAACTCAGGATATTGTTCTTGTATTAAAAGATGTTTTACTCTGTCTTTTGGTCTGAACCACCCTTTCGCCTCAATAATAATACCATTGTTAAGAATAAAGTCAGGCTTGTATAGTCTGTACATTTGGATTGCGTATTTGATGGATAGTTTTTCGTATCTAATTCTTTGCTTTTGAGAGCGTAAAGAATTTGCAACAACTTCTTCAAATTTACTTCTGAACTGTATCTTTGGCATCAGCAATCTTAATATAATTTATTAAAGGTGGATTGCTAGACCGTGATACCCTTGAAGGCAAAACTTGTAGATTATCCCAACACTTTTCTCTGTAGTTGCATAAGCTGCACTCTATACCTAGTTTTAAGTTACCACTAGGTTTACCATAGTATGTCTCTTCTATGGGTTCGTAGCATCTTTCAAAAGGCTCATCATTATCTATGTAAGATATTGTGTCCTCTATCTTTTGCATCTCTGTGTCTACATCTACATTACTCGCACTAATATATTTAAAATTACCATTTGCTTTGTTCACAACCCACCAACCACCTACAGGCACACCTCTAGCCTTTGCGTAGCCAACAAGTTGTGAAACATAACCAAAGCTGTCTTTACTGCTCAACGTTTCAAAATCAATAAATTTATTCTCATATGCCCAAGGTGAAGTTGATTTAACATCATCTACTTTACCGTTTAAAACTAAATCGTATGAACCTTCAATGTCCTTGTTTTTAGTTTTCAACACAACCTTTTTACTGTCCTCAAACTCAACCTTAGACGCTCTGAGTAAACCCTTAAATACAGCTTCAACTATGTCGCCTAACATCATGTTTATTATAAAGAAAGGGGAGTCAGGAAGCTTTGACTCAGGGTCATTCTTTTCAAACCACAACTGACATCTCTTTCTTCCAAGATTAGACATACGTAATCTAAACTCTTTTTTATCACCTGAGAGTTGACGAGACAAAGCGTCCTTAATATCTGCAGCCACAGTATCAAGTATACTATCATCAATGCTAGATTTACCTAGCATCACTTTTTGTAAAAACGAATGTATCGCCAACTCAGCAGGATGGTTCATCTATTCCTCGTCAATCTCAACAATGTTAGAAACTATTTCAGTTTCATGTTCAGACAACTCGTCAGGTCTACGGTTCTCTTCCCATTTGCTAAGAGTTATTGAGTTCATAGATTCAACCCACTCAACAAAGTTATTCAAAGTCTCTTCATCATCACTCGTAATCTCCACTAAGTCCCCCAACTTAGCTTTAATGATTGCATAAGTAGCACCACTAGGAATACTCTTTACTTCAGAAGATAAATGCAAAAGATGTTGAATGGGTAGACGGTTCTTCCTTTGTATTTGTGAGAACATATCCGTCATGGCCTTGAAGCTATCACGGTTCTTTATCCTCATCAAGAAAGGAAACTCTTTTACCTCTACAACTTTTCCATTCGCATCTTTTGGATTGTCGAGTGTACACAGACCAAAGACAATCTTATACCTGTCTGTTGCCCTCATAAGGTCTTGTGTCTCTTGTGGCAGCGAACTAAAATCTTTAACATAACCTGACGGTCTACCACAGTTAAACCCCCCATAGTTGTCCTTCAAGTCACCTGTTAAAGATGTTGCCATCACAGTTCGTAACATTCGTCCTTCTCCCCCATCAGACCTTTGGTAGTTTTTATCATACCGTTGGAATTGAAACCTCTGCATAAAAGGACGAATTGTTATTTTGTCGCTGTAATAAACAGTATCATCTGGAAACACAACTGAGTAAGACCCTGCTTTTACCACAGCGACTTCCATTGTCTCACCCTCAACTTCCTTAGTTCCCATCACATTTTGATGAACCTGTTTAACCTCTGCTAGTGCTGACGTACTTCGTGCAGGTACGTTAGACATACCCATCAACTCTGCCAAATCAGAACTAGACTTTCCTATAACTGCTAAAGTATTATCCACTTCTATATTACTCCTGTTTAATAAGTTTTACATTATATCAGTCAACGTCTTTTACGTCAAGCCAATTATCCCCCATTTTTGCCTCAAGAAGTAAGGGAACATTCATATCCATATCATAAGTTGTTTCTATAATGTTCTTTAGATTTTTGTTGACGTATTTGATGATGTTCAACACAGCCTCAACTTCTGATGGGTGAACATCCAACACCACAGAGTCGTGTACACTATTTACTAGCACACTCTTTAATTCATCTTTCCTTAACAACTTGTCAATTTCTAACAGTATCAAAGGGACTATATCACCTGTTGCAAAACCCTGAACAGGATAGTTTTTTATCATAGTAAAATGCGTAGGTGAGCCACTTGCTCTTCTCTCTACATCAGGAAAAGCATACTGCCTACCTGACGGTATCTTAACCCTACCTAAGTTTAACGCTTCATCTCCTAGTTTCTTGTGCCACGCTGCTATGCCTTTGTATTTATCCATGAAGTGTTTGTAGTACGTGGCCTCAGCTTTTGTTCTACCAAACCCAGTAGCACCGTAGAGTGGTGCAAAGGTGTGAGCCTTGGCTTCCTGCCTTGATGTAGGTTGTCCTGCCTCAGTGATAATTTTAGCTGTGTAGGAATGAACATCAAAACCTGTTGACACTTCTTGCATAGCTGTCTTGTCTTGCGATAGTAGAGCTGCCACTCTAAACTCTAACTGTGCAAAGTCTGCCTCAAGTATCTTACCCTTCATGCCAAACTCTTTCTTGTTAAAACGTGAAACAAAAACTTTCTTCACAGGGAACGTACCACCTCTAGGCATATTCTGCATATTAGGGTTGCGTCCACTGAACCTGCCTGTTGATGTAACGTGCTGTGTTAAACCAACGTGTAAAAACCCATCATCTTTTGTAAAGTTTTCTATACCCTCTACAAAGGACGATAGATAACTAGATACAGCACTTTGTCTTTTTAAGTCTGACAAAAATGTTTCGGCTGTTGTCATGCCTTTTGTTTTAGCAATATTAATCAAGGATTCCAGGTTGCCCTTGCTTGTTGAAAAGCCATTGGCACTAACCCAATCTTTTGACTTTGGAAAGAACCCAAGTCCTGCCATCTCTCGTAGCTTCGTTAGTTTGTACCCTCTAGTATCACACTCAGGGCATCTAGTAGGCTTGGCAAATCTTTGACCATCTTTTTTGATCTTGTATACCTTGCCATTACCATGACACTTCTGACATATACTGGCTTTTGTCTTAACCATCATTCCACTATTTTCTCTGACGATCCTTTTAAAATCATCAGCTCCATCAACATTATCAAAAACTATCGCCCATTTCTTTTTATCAAACAATATCCTAGAGTATATAACCTGACTAACTTGTTCAGGTGAGTTAAGATTTATTGGTGTATCCCCCATCAACTCCTTAACTTGTTTCTGCAGCCTTCCTTCTATATCTGTCAGTTCAATCTCAAAGTTTTCTCGCACCTCAGCAAGAGCGTCTTTGTCTATCTTAAATCCGTTCATGTACATCTTTGTTAAGCACTTGCATACTTCGTTTGTTAAATCCCTTACACTCACCAAAGACTGTGACTCAGGTTTGTCATACTCTTCCATCAGTCGCCAGTACAAATCTTTGGTAACTCTTAAATCAACAGATAGATATTCTGATAACTCATTCAAAGGTATCTCATCTGTTTGAAAACCTCGTCTAAAATAATCCTTCAAAGTGTCAGATTTTTTCATAGGCAAGTTGTATCTCTCTGCACAATTCTCTAAACTTACAGAACCTTTTAGTCCTCTCTGAAGAATATAGTCACCTAGCATTGTGTCAAATATTTGACCATCATATGTAAAACCACATGACCACAACCACTGTAAGTCATGCTGCAAGTTATGACCTATAAGTAAAGTTGTCTTGTCAAGAATAGCCTGTAGCTTTTTATCTGAGTTATCATCTGTTATTGTTCTTTCTTTGTGGTCAAATACAAATATAGTATTCTCTTGTTCTAACCAGTCTTGAACACCAACAAGTGTCAAAGAATTGTGAGATTCAAAAGGGTCTAAATGCAGCTTACCATTTCGTTTTGTAGTCGTGTTTTCTACATCAAGTATTATCTTCATTCTTTTCTTTCTCCTTTGGGTAGTAAACCTCTACATAACTATTACACTTAGGACAACTCAAATTAGTTACGATACTGAAATCTTCACTATCCTCTACGTCATGGTCGCCACCCCAAGTTAATTCATTGTTACAGTGCCAACACTTCATGCTGAGTATATACCTTTCTGCACATCTAGTTCAACGTGAACTGTACCATGCCAACCTGTTAATTTATTTTTAGCTAATTTTATATGTCGCTGTGGGTCATTAATGTCTTGCCCTTCAATGTCAGGGTTCTTACTTAGTAATAACATCAAGTCGGCCTCTGCTGCCTTGCCTGTCTTACTGCCCTCTAGCATAGATTGATTTACATTTATCTTTCCTTCGGCTTCGGCTGATAGCTGCGACATCCAAAATATTACACAGTTGTATTTCTTAGCTATGTTTCTTGCGTGTATAGCTGCCTCTTTTAAATAAATATCTGTCCTGTCTGTACCTGATGTTGCAAACTTATCACCCATATCAAGAACAATTATATCAGGTTTGACACTCTTTGCTAACTGCTCAACGTAATCCATACCTTTATCGGTGCTATCCTTTATTGATAGAAAGTCTTTGATTGGGTGGTAACGTTCAATAGCTAGTTTGCTGTTCTCTAATACTTCATCACTTGTCATGTTTGATTTACAGTAAAGATATCGTAAGCCAACTCTCTTGTATGACTCTTCGTTACACAACACCACACACTTAGCACCTTGATCTATAAAGCCACCCTTAGACGCTAATATACTGGCATGAAAAGATGTTTTACCTGTGTTTGGTCTTGCACCTACTATAACAAAATGCCCACCACTTACACCCTCAACTCTTCTCGCTAAAGACGGTATGTTAAACTTCCATTGAAACTTTAGGTTAAGATGTTCTATCAGTGTGTTAAAACTTATGTCATCACCACTGAATTTAAAACTAGGTGTAAAGTCATCTTGATAATTGTCCAGTATGTTACGTATGGGTTCAAGGCTGCTGCGTGTACCATTCACGTAATCAAAACCTATGTTTGCTATCTCCTCTCCCACCATTTGTTGAAACAATTTAGACAAAACTTCTTTAGCTATCTCGTTATTCATAGGCTGTTCTTTTGCTAACTTACTAAACAAAACATCATACGCTGTTTTTGTTGCTGAAGTCATAGTCGCATTTTTAGATATAAACAAAGCCTGTAACTCCGTTAGTGTTAAGTCGCCCTCATGCTTAACCATAACTTCATCTAACGTTTGTTTTATCTTTCTAACATCTTTACTAAATAATTTGTCAGGACAACGTGAGCCTTTATGGTTATCATAAAATTCACGCTGCATAAGACTCCGTACTAATGCTAATTCAATCATAGTTTCTCCTTATGATTTTTTAAATATTGTATTGCTCTTTCTAATGTAATCACACTATCGTTAAACCCACCTAACGCACGATTGCAGCTATGACACAACCACCCTCTAAATGTGTGTGTATCATGGCAATGGTCAAGCACCCACGAACCGTTTTTCCAGTTACCTTTTCCTGCCACCTCATCTTCTCCTCTTGTACATATTGGACAATTATATCCCTCATCAGGCATACCGTGTTCAAGTTTTAATTTATCTCTTACCTTTGCTAATTCGTTATTACATTTTTTACATTCAGGTCTAAGATAGTTTGCTCCTGATGAAACACTATACGCTGTTAATGGTAAACTCTTTTTACACTTGCTGCACGTTTTGGTCTTACCGTCCGTGTTCATCAAGTCATAATCTTCAAGATTAAAAAGGTCGATCTGCTCCATTAATTAACTCCCCCAATTTAGCAAAATCTCTTTGCCTTTTATATTTTAAATCGTCCTCAATATTCAATGCTAAAACTTCAGACGGTTCACAGTAACTCTTCAGTTCTTTTGTAAAAGCTAATGTTTTATCAACTGCATCAGGGTCAAGGGCAACGATAACTTTATCAAACGTATCAAGATACTCCTTATGCTCTGGCATTAAGTTAGTGCCTAACAACGCAACCCCTGACGTTCCTAAAAAGTTCTCACCTATCACTGTAGCTGATATGACATCTTCAACAACAACGGCTATCTTTCGACACGGTTTTACAACGTGAGAATAATACTTTGCTAACCCACCATAGCGCAGCCATTTAGGTTGAGCATCATACAACGCTCTGCCTATTGCATCTATAAGTCTGCCATTTTTGTAAATAGGAAATACTGCTCGTTTTGTTTTTACATCATAGAGTAGGTCTATCCTTAAATCCCACCTAC